GTGTCCACTTATCAATCACAATTCCCAAGCCAAAACCTTTACGCGTTCCAAATGACATAAACAAGCCATCTTTGATTCTGATTTCTTTTACCATTAGTCTTTCCCCCAACCCGTTCCCTTAAAATGAACGGCAGGTGCCGCCCAAACCCGTTCCATCGCTATCTCGCAATTACTGCATTTGTAATCAATTTCAGCTTCATCAACCTTGCGAAAGATTGGCATTACCACTTCACACTTTGGGCATTTGTAATCAATGATTGGCAAGGTAGCCTTCTTTCCTTAATATCGCAGCGATCACCTTTGCCATTCGCCAAGGCGTATCAGGCAAAGATTCTTCATAAGATTTCCAAAGCGCGAAGGCGATGGCACCTTCAAGGCTATCGCGGCTCAAAGTCTAACTCGCCTTCTTTATCTTTAAGGGCAAATAGAATCCGCGCCTTAGCAATTGGTAAGTATTCAGGCGTTAGCTCGATGCCAACAAAGTTAAATCCTTCATACATCGCAGCTTTACCTGTCGAACCTGAACCAAGAAACGGGTCAAGCACAATGCCATTCGGCGGTGTTACAAGGCGCACTAGGCATTGCATCAGCGATGTTGGTTTAACGGTTGGGTGATGGTTTAGCTTTGCATTGTTAGTGCGGTTGCGTGGATTATCGCCACCGACACCGCCATCTGCTCGCCCATCGTGATCACGCTTTGCCTCAAACCCATCCAACCCCTCATTGCGATCTTTCTTGCTTGCCTTTGCGCAGTAAAAGAATCGGGCGGCGCTGCCGCTGTCACCCATCGCCCGAAACCCGCCTTCAGTTTCTTGACCGCTGGCAAATGCTGTGTTGATTGCTTGCCCACGCTTTGCGGGATAAGCCCCACCTTTTGATTCAGGAAATAGCTCAAGAACTTCATCGCTGCCATCGTGAATGAAGTTGGCAGGGAAGCGACCTAGTGAGGTATCAGGCCTTTCAACATTAACGCGCCCTGCATTTTCTGTATCAGGCGCAGAACCAGCCATTTTGTTGCTTGTAACTTTGCCTTGAGGTGTCGCACTTGCTCGATCAGCTTCAGATAAATGCGCAACCCGCGACCCGTCAATGTTCAACCCGCCAGTGCCAAAGGTCAAAACATTATTGGCAACGGTGCCAACCAACGGCTTCCGCGCTAGAACCATCGGTTCGTGCGCGGGTTTGAGTGCGGTGCCCCAGCCTTGCCATTGCTTTGCGGCAGCAGAAACGGCGTTATCACTTAATTGTTTTCCACTAAAATTTCCAACTGTGTTTCCTGTGCCACCAGCAAGACCGCCCGTAGCCTCAACATAACCTCTTGCTTCAACATTGTTTGGAATAATCCAATCCCAATCATCTGAAAGACCAATGACATTTTTCATTATGAGCCATTTTTCAGGAGTTGGGTGATTACTGCTCCAATAATCTTTGCCATCAGTTTTTGAATATGAGCAAGCAGTAAACCCACATTCAGCATCAATTTGTGCGCGAGTTTTGCTTGATTTGTCTATTTGCTCTTTCAACCACATTTTGAATTTAATTGTGTTCAAACTCTCAGGTTTTTTATCAATTCCCTTTGAGATGTTGTGCGACTTGGGAAACCCCGACCCATAAACCCACATAATCTGATCACGAATTTCAAAGCCCGCATCTTCAATCGCAACTGCCATTCGGTGATAAGTGCGCGAACCTGAAAACGCAATCAAGTGCCCGCCCGGCTTTAACACTCGCAGCGCCTCTTGCCATACTTCAACATTAAAGGCGATGCCACTACTATCCCAACTCTTGCCCATAAAACCAAGCTCATAGGGCGGGTCGGTGACGATTGAGTCAATTGAATCGGCATACATTGTTTTCATTACCTCAAGGCAATTGCCCTCAAATAAGTTGAAGCGTTCGTTCACATTCTCCCCTTTGTTTTGTAGCCGTGAAATGGTTGGAATCGAACCAACTGAAGGCGCTTCCCCCCGCCAACGCAAACCTGCCATTTCGTTCCCCGCCAACGACATTGAAACGGGGAGATTTAGTTTATTGCTTTTGTGCGCCTAATTGTGCCAATAGTGCGGCAACTTCAGGTGTAATCCCCGCAGGTGAATCAACAACCGCAGGGGCAGGGGTATTCGCCCCGCCAATGAAGGCGTTTGCTTTGGCAACTGCTGCGACATCGCCTGTTGCATCATTTAGAATCCAAGGTGCAGATTTACCTGGCTTGGCAAATCCTTGCCCGATGCGAGCAAGAACTTTCTGCCCAACCTTTGCTTTAAGTGCGTTTTTGAGTGCGACATTGAAAAACAAAACATTGTTATAGGTTTTGCTATTATCAAGATCAACAAGGTTCACTTCAATTGCATCGGTTTCGCCGTGAACTGTTTGAATCCCAACTTTATATTCAATTGGTTCGATGATTAGTAAAAATCCTGCTAAGTCTGCGACCTTAACACTTTCGGTGGAGCTACTTGGTGCGCTGAATGTCATTTGACATCCCCCGTTTCTGTTTGGGTGTTGCTTCGTTGTTGGTTTTCCAACTCTATTGGTGGTGATAGTTCAGCCAATTCTTTTGCAATGTCATTGATTGTTTTTGCGGGAATCCCGCAGGCGCAACCATCGGTGCAACACATCATTTGGCTTCCGTATCTCCATTGCAGGCAACCGATAGGTCGGTGCTGAATGGTCTGAAGTAGGGGCAATAATTACAATTCCGCGATGGTACCGCAGGAATAACTGCCCACATCGTAGGTGATTTCTCAACATCAACTGTTGAAAGTAATTCGTAAACATTATCTAGGCGTTGAAGTGCGCCTATGGCAATTTGTTCATCGTAAGGATGAAGCTCAAGAAACATATCGGATATTTGGCCGCCAGTTGGGAGAAAGGCAAGCCCAACTTGCTTAACATCGTGGCCTTCTTGCGCCTTGCCATAGGCGTACAACATAACCTGAATTATCTGTTGTTGGCTCGCACCGCTGTTGCGCTTCTCCTTCACATTAGCGGGTGAGGTTGTTTTCCAATCAATGACAATCCCATTTTCCTTATCGTAGAGATCAACTGTTCCGGCAAGATTGGCACGAATCTTAACCTTGCTTTCAACCTCGAAACGATCAGGAAACTTTGAAAAGATTAGCTCCAAATGGGAGTGGATTGCCGTGCCCACCTGAGCAGCCCAATTGCCCCCACTACTTACATTCACCTTTTCCCAATCAAGTAATTTGTAGGCTAACTTGCGGGTACATTCTTGCCCCACTTCACTTGGGCCAATGTAAACCTGCTGCGAACGGGGCGAGAAAATACCCGCTTGGGTAATAATCTCGCCCAATTCGATTGCAAGCGCCTTACTTGGAGTGTTCAAAGGTGTGAAGGTCATTTGTTATTCATCATCTCTTACAACGGTGAATCGGCGTGTTGTTGAAACAACTTCAAGCAAATCAATGACTTGAGCAGGCAGGATTTCTCGCGCCCGCTTAGTGTCAAATCGCTTTGACTCAACAACCGACCATCTAACAACAGGGCGATTTGCAAACATTCCAACTTGAGAATCGCCAAGGGCAGATTCTAAGTGTGAACGAGCAATGTCAGCTACCTCTTGCCATTCCTTAATCTTTGCCAACGCTGACTTGTATTGCTCAAGCCACGCATTTGCATCGGCATCGAAATCAACGATGCCTTTCTCTATTTCAACGGTCACTTTAACCCCCAAAGTTTTCTAGTACCAGTTGTGTTTTTTGAAGTGCAGGGCGGCGGCACAAGGGCCACCGTTGCCATATTTTCTGCCGATGTAAGCAAGAGCAGCAACAGTTTGGGCTACTTCGGATTTGCTCCGCTTCATCCCAAGGTTTTCGTAAGTTGAATCTAGCAGTTGCCCAACGCCTTCGGCTGAACTGTACGGATTCTTTTTATTCTCCCAACCGCTTTCCTTACCCATTACATAAGAAAAACACTTGAAATTTTTTTTCGTAAGTAGCTCGCGGGCGAGTTGCTTATGATCAACCTGCATCAATGGTGGGCGTTCTTTGTATATTACCAACGCAGGGTTGGCAGGTGTTGGATTTATTCCTTGTGTTAAAAGTGAAGTCATCGCGCTAACCACCACAATAAGGATGAGTCGCTTGATGAGTTTCTTGTCTGTTGGTTTGATTGGATTGCTCCTTCTCTAGCTGCCTTCGCAAGTTGTGCCGCAACCTTGTAAACATATTGGCTGGAACACTCAAGCGTGATGGCAATTTCGTTGGCGCTTTTGTTTTCCCATAACATCTGATGAATCATAATTGCCTTCTTAGATATTACAGTTCTACGGCCTCTGCGGTTGATACTTCGCCGTTGGTCGGCGGTGTATCCACCCCAAAATCCATAAACAATTCGCTTGTCAAGTGCGTACTCCAAACATTCCTCTCTGTGAATACAACTCCCGCAGATTTGCTTGAGTCGGGGCAGGCGTTCTGCCTCATCGTGCTTCGTATCCGGAAAGAAATAATCTTTATCCTCAACTTTTGCACATTGGGCTTCTCTGAATTTTGGGGAATCGCTGAATATGTCAAAGTTCATCTCCTTGTTCCGTAGCCCGCTTCTCGCAGTAAATTGGTAATTTGTTCTAGCGACATAATCGCCCACCAATTCGCGGTGTTAGCTGTTCCAACACCGTTGGGTTTTACAACCAAAACGCCAAAGTCTGCTTTAGCGTTTTTGGTTTCCAACTCAGTTTCTTTTAACCAAGCAGGAATCTTATAAGTTTTGTGATTCTTAACTTCCCAAGCCAAAGCAGGGGTGCCTGTTATATCTCCAAGATCAAGCGCACCATTTAATGCACGGCGTTCGGCATAAGGAAACCCGTTATCAATCAAGAATTTGACAACTGCGGTTTCTGCCGATGTGCCTTTTGCTTTGGCTTTAGACATTAAAT